ATGCAACTGACATTAGTTCGTCATGGGGAAGCTGCTCCGCCAGTAAATGGTAATGATATTAAACGTCCCCTTACTGCGCGTGGACATGCACAGGCTGAGCAAACGGCAACCTTTTTAAAAGATATTGTAAAACCAGATATTTTTGTTGTTAGTCCTTTGCTGCGTGCACAGGAAACGTTGGCGCATATCCAGACCTATTTTAAAGATGTGCCAGTGCTGTTATGCGACAAAATTAAGCCTGACGATGATGCAAAAGAAGCGATTGAATGGCTATCTCAAATTCCTTATGAGTCGATTGTGGTTGTTTGCCATATGAATGTGGTAGGGCATATTGCAGAGTTACTTACTCATGAAAATTTCAATCCATTTGCACTTGCTGAAGCAAGAATTTATGATCAAGCTGTTATTGCAAATGGTTTATCAACACAAAAAAATAGTTTTATACCCACAATATAATTAAAAAGGTTATTTAGCCCACATGCTGTACATATTGTTGATAAAGTTGAGATTAAAATTATTCTTATAATTTATGACTTGTTAAATATCAATAACTTATATTGTTTATGTGGGTTGAATTAACCTGTTTTAGTCACCTATATTTGCACCATATAGTGATTATTTTGACTATTTTTTTTATAAAATGAGTAAAATAAAAAGTAATCTGCACCAAATCTGCACCAAGAATGAAATTACCTAAACCTATCAAGCGTGGGCAAACGTACCGTATTACTGTGACCTACGAAAACAAAAGATATTCATGCACCAGAGACACAGAAAAAGAATGTGAACAATGGGCAGCTATGAAGTTGCTTGAGTTGAAATCTGGAAAAGTACAAGAAGAAAAGGGGATAAAGACACCTTATCCTTTTAAGATGCTTTGCGAAAAATACTATGCAGAAAAGGGCATTAAATTAAGATCAAAGCATGTCATTAGAAATAAGTTGGATAATCTGGAACGTATTGTTGGTGAGTTGGCATCTAAATCAATATATGACTTTAAACCAAACGATATAGCTAGGTGGAGAAATAAAAGGGTACTCGAAGTAAAAAATGGAACCGTCTTATATGAGTTCTCTATTTTTTCTTCAATATTTACCTATGCTCAAAAAGAATTATTTTTAATTGAATCTAATGTTTGGCAAAACGTAATTAAGCCGGAAAAGGGGAAAAGCCGGAGCCAGCGTATTACTGTTGAAGATCAGGAAAAAATTCTACAACAAGCCAAGTGGGATAAGAATAACTCTCCAAGGTTTGTGAAACATTATGTATGTTGGGCAATGCTATTTGCACTTGAAACAGCAATGAGACAAGGCGAAATTCTTGGTATGCGGAGAGAGGACATTAAGGATGGATTTGTCCACCTTCCTATGACGAAGAACGGAGAGTCTAGGAATGTACCATTGTCTAAAGAAGCAAAAAGACTTTTATCAATACTGCCTTCCAACACTGATATTCTACTGCCAGTTAAAGCTGAGACTTTTAAACGGACATGGATAAAAATTCGTGATGCTGCTGATTTGAAGCATATTAACTTTCATGACACGCGACATGAAGCAATTACAAGAATGGTCCGAGAAAGAAAACTACCAGTTGAAGTACTAGCAAAAATAACAGGGCATAAGACTATTGGTATTTTAATTAACACTTACTACAATCCTAATGCTCAGGACCTTGTGGAAATGTTTAATAGTAGTGAGAGCTAGTTAGCTCTCTTTCTACCACGTTTGTTTGCATCTTTTTTAGTTAGTATTTGTCGTGCTCGCTCAGGATCATACATGTGTTTCCCGCCCGTGCCTTGGTTGATTGAGACAAGCTTTTCCCGGATGGTAGTAACACTCAAGTTATATACTTTAGCCAATTCAGACGCACTTACTAACTCTTGCTTAACCTGTTCAAGCTTGGTGACAATAGCGCCACCAAGATTTTGACCAAGTAAAATCTGAGGAGGGGTATCACCCTCCAAAGTGATTGAAAACTGCATAACTCCCATTCACCCCTCCTTACTTTCCGCTTTAACTTCTCGATCAAGACGCTCAATCTCCGCAATTAATAAAGCGGCTGCACGAACCAGATCTTGTCTTGGGCTTTTTGGCTTCCAATAGCAATCACCCCAAGGCCAAAAGTCTGGCACTTCTTCATCCTGATAGGCTTCTGCTCCATAGTCGCTGTAAACCCACCCTCTTTCAACTACGTGATTCGCATATCCAGCACCAGCGCGCACCAATTCATTTTGCTCGTACTTATCATCATGTTCACTTGTCCAGCCTTTGATCTGGATCTGACGCTCTCTTTCATTAAGAACATCTATGACAGCTTGGCTACTATATAATTCACTCATCCCTCAGCTCCCGATTCGCTTGCTTCTTTTAGTGGCGTCCAATGAGTTACTTTTTCCTCAATAAAATAACTAGAATACTCATCACCAATGTAAGCCGTATTTGCATACCATCCTTCTTTGACATAACCGCAGCCGCGATCTTCGTCATAGTCATACCAATCATCATCACCGTGATACTCTTCAGTGAACTTAGGAATAAAATGAGCAACCATTTGGTTTTGGTTCTTAACGGGGTTTGCATCTATCAAAACAAGCACATTTCGTAATGACTCAGGCATGCGATCATCAACTGAAATCCATTCTGGCACCGCCTGAGCTTTGGCTTTTTCTAGCTCTGCATCACGATGCTTTGCACATCTAAGCCAAGCATCCCAACGGCTATTCATGTTGCTTATTTCTTTCTGAGCAATTTCAGAAGGATTGTTTGATCTAGTCATAAACAGTTCATGCTCATGACTAAAAATAATGTCTCTTCTTCCTTTGTAATATTGGAAGGTATTCAGAAAAGCCTCTCTTTCCTTATTCAAATCTGTCATGCTGCCGTCTCCAAATACTTATCCGCCAAATCATGCATTAGTAGGTTTCCTGAACCTGACTCATACCAAATACCTAATTGGCCGTTTAATCTAAATCTCAAAAGTTCGTTTTGTTCTGTTTTACTGAAAACATCAGCGCCTTGATCTACTAGCCAGTTAGAGAAATCCTCAAACTTCGATGGCAGAAGGGCTAAACGATTCTTATAACTTCGGTTGCTGCCGTACCGACTTCTTAATATTTGCCAGTCGTTCATGCTGCCACCTTCAATGTTGTTATTGCATCATCTATAGCCTTGTTGAAGTTTCGAACATCTTGCTCAAGTGCTTCTATCGCCAAGTCTTTGGCATAGACACGAATAATGATGATCTGTAGTTCTTCTGGTAGACGTGGGTCATAACTCACAAAGTCACACCATTCACGACGAGTACAAGCCAATTGACTAGTGATTTGGGGAATGTACTCATCTGGCACCTGTTTAGTTAGCAGAGTGTTCAAATGCGTCGTAGTGTCAGGGCACTTAACTTCGATTTGCCCGTTATCACCTACTAGACCATCTGGCGAAGCCCCAAACATTTCAATGAAAGGGTGGTCAATTAATCCTGTTCCAACTACAAAGTTGCCCGTCTCATTTTCATAAGCCGCTATAGCATGAGGCTCGTTGTCAATACCCCATTGCATTGCTTGGTTTGTGAAGATTTCCTTCTGAACGCCAGTTAGGCGCTCAGCTAGAATAGTTAAACCCAATGCATTTAAAGCTTTGCCTTTATTTGGCTTTGCATTCAAATCCTTTACACGGCTTGCTGTGACTTTGCCACAGCGTTCCGAATGCCAATCTTCACTACGCTGGAGAATGTTCATAGGTTTCTCCTTGGCGCTGTAAAGCTTGATCAGCAAACTGAGCAATTTCTTTTAAGCTAATTGAGTGAACTTCCCAAAGGTGCTTTTTAAGATTTCCCTTTGGAATAGCTACATAAGCAGCTTGCAAACGTTCAGTACCGTATTGAGCTTCTGATTTGAGCGTAGGTAAATGCTCATCTTCAAAGACTTGGTAGCCTTCTGGCACTTCACTTGTGACATCCTTAATAGGCTGCCCACTTTCAGCGATACGTTCTGCTTCATCTTGGTCATGAATACCAACAAAACCAAAAGCCAAACGTGCACATTGAATAGTTGCTTTGTGACGCAAGAAGCGAGAAGGATGGCTCTGCCATGGTCCTTCAACAACATATCCAGTTTTTGACTTGAAAGGTGCGCGATAACACTCAGCCAAATATTCACGAACAACAGTAGGGTGGTCACGGTCTTTACGGTAGATAATGCATTCAACCCACTCAGGTGCAGCTACTTTCGCGCCTTCCATCTGAACCATATTTTCTGAAAACTTAAATTCCATACCATTGAAATTAGAGTTTCCATTAATGATTCGAGACCAGCCATCTACACCAACAACTGGAATAATCCCTTTGTTTTTATCTGGGAAAGCGTAGATTTCTTTAGTCCATGGGTTCAGCTTGTATTGACCAGCAACAATCAAAAGAGAAGCCATTTGAGCATCAGTTGCAGGTGTTTCAGTACGGAAAGCTGTTTGAATCAGTGTTTCCTTTAACTCTTGTGGATTAACATTTACCAAGCCAAGAGTTTCAGCAACGTTTGCAATTTGTGTAGTAATAAGTGTTCCATTTGCTGGCGCATTCATAATCTTCTCCTAATTTTTAAAATGGCAACTGCTGAGTAGTGTCTGAATACCGGACTTCAATTTGTCCTTGTGTAGACTCTTCAATTAGCATCTTGAAGTAGGCCATTGCCTCAGCAAGTGTTGTCTCTGTTGCTGAAGCAGGACGACGAATAAGCACATCAATGGCTTCAAGTAGTTTTCTTTTCTCATGTACTTGCATCACACCACTCCCGCTTCTTCATCTGCCAATTCTTCGGCGTAGTATTTAAGCTGCTCGTTTAAGCTGTGTACTTGTGCGTCCGTAAGCTTGAAACGTAAGCCTATAGGTGACTCAATACCGTCTTTGTCAGTCACAACAGCATGAGTTCTTGTGTCCACCACAAGCACTTCATATTCTTGGTCACGTGCACAACCACTGAACTGATCAGTTACTTCACGAGTGTCATAAGTTGTTTCGGCTTTAATCTGGCAGTTAAGAACATTGCAGCCGTAAGTTAGATCGAAATAAACCGTTTCACCTTCAACTTGAATGTCTGTAGACATATCCAAGTAAGGGAAAGAAGGGCACAGCAACTCTGGCTTGTTAACTAACATATTCATTAGTTAGCTCCTTCCACTTGCACACGCACATACATATTCTGTTTTGCTTTGAGTTCGTTTGCTGCTTGTTCGTCAGCACAACCACGTAAAAGACCGACAGCTAAAAAGAACACTACCCAGAACAATAAGAAGCCCGAAGTTCCATCGACAAATGCTTGCTTGATTGAATATTTATTCTCAGTCATTGCTAGATTCCTCCTGAACTGTAGCTATCACACATATTCAAAAGCATTGATTTGTGTTGATTCCAAAATTCAAGCGCTTCGCTATCCATGCCTGTGATACGTGCATCATCAAATGATTTCCAGTCTTCAATACTGTGTTCTTGGCAGCCAATTCGCATTTTCCCCAAGCCACTAATAATCACATCCCAACGTAGCCCGTAGACAATGAGCGGGGAGGCTTTGGCACAGCTAAGGTTGGCACCGTAAAGGTCGGCACCGCTAAGGTCGGCACCGCGAAGGTTGGCATCGCGAAGGTTGGCATCGCGAAGGTCGGCACCGCTAAGGTCGGCACCGCTAAGGTCGGCACCGCGAAGGTCGGCACCGCGAAGGTTGGCACCGTAAAGGTCGGCACCGCTAAGGTTGGCACCGCGAAGGTTGGCACCGCTAAGGTCGGCACCGCGAAGGTTGGCACCGCGAAGGTTGGCACCGCGAAGGTTGGCACCGCTAAGGTCGGCACCGCTAAGGTTGGCACCGCGAAGGTTGGCACCGCTAAGGTCGGCACCGCGAAGGTTGGCACCGCGAAGGTTGGCACCGTAAAGGTCGGCACCGCGAAGGTTGGCACCGCGAAGGTTGGCACCGGCAACAATCGCACTTTCTAATGCATGACGAGCAATCATTCCGGATTCCATTCCGTCAGGGACATCACAGGTAAAAAGGACTTCTTCTGTCCAACGATTTTTAATTTCGAATTTCTGTGTCATAATCTTCTCACTCATTGAGTAAAAGTCCCGTCGGTCAGATGTCTGGGACTTTTTTGTTATCTGGTGAGATAATATTAACTATGGTTAATTTTTTAGTCAAGAGAAAAGTTAACAATGGTTAATCTTTTTATTAACTATAATTCATGCTTTAATAGACAAAAGAAAACCCACACAGGGTGGGCTGAATGTTAATAAACGTTAATACTTCTTGATGTACATGATAGCTTTATCTATAATGCATTCATGGATTGGGCATTCCCGGTCGGCAAAGAGCTTTGGTGCATACATCAAGGCTCTTTGTTTTTTTAAGGGTATATTTTTAAGCCGTATCCATTATAGTTGCTTCCAACTGCACCTCTACCACCTTTGCAATAAAACTTAGCTTTTAATATGTCAAATGCTCTATTTGATTGAGAAGGGTTAATAACATGTCTTCCGATTGGTCTAGCTACTAAATCAGCAAATTGCAAGCCCGATGAATTGGTTTTTTTTGAAGCAAAAATTATTTCAAAAGGAAGAATTTTGTTGTGATAGTTTCCAAAGGGATCACATATTCTTCTAAAGCCAAGCTTAAGTTGTGAATCTTCGTTTTTTCCTCTTGATTCAACAACAATATGTGTTAAACGATTGTTTTGATTCTTCTCTCTAAGAAAAAAAATAAAGTCGCTCAAGACAAAACTTCATTGCTACTTCATATGGGTTTGCATCGCGTTTAATTAATTTATCTTTGCGTATAACAGAGCTAATTAAGATAAAATTATTATCATTCATTAATCCATTTAGGTCACCCATTAAAGACTCCATCCGAGCTTTATCGAACCCAGCAAAATGTGATGTTCTTTTTCTAATGTCTCGCTCATGCAGAATTATTATATCGTGACCGAAATGCTTAAACTTTAATTGTTCCACTGCTTTAACTACCGTTTCTGTGTAATACCTTTTATGGAACACACAAAAAGACAAGACAAAAACAGGGAAGTCTGGATCGTTGTTAAGCATGTCAATGCTGCCACTCTCATCCACATAAACTATGAAGTCGCTATACTCCATAAAAACATCCTATTATTCCAATACTTGAGTCAGATTCGTAGTTTACTTCTCATTTTTCTCTGGGAACATTGGTTTACCTAGCTTTCCTTCCTTTACCAACTGAACAACTTGTTCATTCGTAAGTACAGGAATATAGACCTTATCGCCGATATCTTTTGAAAGGATTCTCACTTCCTCAGCAGTTAGAACTAACGCCTCTCCATTTTTCGCAGCATCATTGATGCGAGCAATAATCTGGTTGATTGGTAGTTTTGAATTGTCCATGCATCCCACCTGTTTAATTTAAGTCTTACGAACTCTTTTTTTTCTAGACCCGCCCAATGGACGAGTAGCATCAATAACAACCCCAACTAGAACCATACCTTCTTCAAATTCTATAATTCTAGGCTTCCATTCTGGATTCATTGCTTCTAAATACTTTCGATTATCACTTTCAATCACAAGCCTCTTAAAAGTAGCTTCAGTATCATTTCTAACAACAACCAAGTCACCAGAGACCAAATCAGAAATATAAAAGTTTGGATCAACTAGGATAAGATCTCCTTCGATATAATCAGGTGAATTGCTTCTGCCTGTTACACGCAAGTAATAACAACCGTCAGGATCATCTGCACTTAAAGGTGGGTGCCAGTCCATCACATCATTAATTTCTACATTTTGCATAGCTGTCATTCGCCCCGCCTGAACCCAAGATAGGACTGGCAATAATTTATTAGTCCCAATTGGTGAAATATTGTTATCAAGTTTTTGTTCGGTTTTCCCATATAACAGCCAATCATCAGTTGTGCCCAAGAATTTAGCAATAACTTTTAGATTGTCAGCGGTAGGAGTACTTACCCCATCTAACCACTTTTTTGCAGCAACAGGTGACTTCTTTGTTGCTCTGGCTAAATCTGCTGCTTTTAGATTCTTCTCTTCTAACTTTTGTTTAATGCGCTGGTGCAAAGACATAACAAATATTTCCAAAAACATTAACTAATGTTAATACGTACTATTGAAACTATGGTTAACAAGTGGTAAATTTGGATTATTAACTATAGTTAACTTGGTATAACCATGAATATTAGTGACCTAATGAATTATCACGATTGTAAAAATCGGAAAGAGTTATCTAAGAAAACAGGATATTCGACTGTGACTCTTTGGAAATGGGAGCACAACGGAATACCACCGAGAACTCAAGCCGTATTGCAAGTCAAAACCAAAGGCAAGCTTAAAGCCGACTTAGAAGCATTAACCGCTTAGGAATAACCATGACTAAACGAAAACTAAGTGCAAAAAAGACGCATTGTATGCCAACCCATTTGCCTGAACTTGTAGCAGAGCATGTTGCAAGGGAAGCGTATGAGCGAGGCTGGTCTAACAGCCAGTATTTAAGATGGTTAGCCATTATGGATATGAAGCGTTGTGAAGATGACAAGAATCTTATGTCATTGGTATCTGGA